ACTCTTGCTAGATTAAGCGATGCTCCTACTGGTAGATTTGATGCTGCTTATCAAATGCCTTCTGATTTACTTATGCTTAATGCAGTTACGGTAAATGACTTTAACATTCAGTATGACACATACGGCAGTAAAGTTTATTGCGATGCTGGCGTTAATGATGTTTTAGTTGCTGATTACATATTTAGGGCTGATGAAACAGTTTGGCCTCCTTATTTTACTATTGCAGTAGAATACACTATGGCATCTGTGCTTGCTACTTCCGTTGCGCGGGACGGGCAGCTTGCAACAATGATGGATCAGAAAGCTAGTTTGCAAATGATGCAAGCGCGTAGATTGCACTCTCAGCAACAAACAACAAAAACTCTAAACACAAATAGGTTTATTGCTCAAAGGCGAAGCTAATGCAGAAGTACCGAGTTCCGATCAATAGCTTTCAATTTGGAGAAGTAAGCCCATCAACCCTTTCAAGGATTGATACTCCTATTTATGCGTCCTCCGCTCAACGGCTTGAGAACGTAGTTGTACGCGCTGAAGGTGGCGCAAAAAAAAGATCGGGACTTAAAAACATATATGACTTTGGCATTACGCGAGATACGTCTAAGCGTATGCAGGGTAAGTTGTTTTCGTTTATATTTTCTGATGATGAACGGTATATTATTTCTGTAGAAAACGCTAAAGTGCGGTGTTTCCGAGTTGTAAGTGCAACGAGTGTAACGCTAGTGGCAACGCTTACTGCTGATGTAGATAGTGCAGCTTTACCATTTGATGATGATTACATGCACGAATACACCTTTGCTCAAGGTGGTGATACATTGTTTATTTGTCATCATTTGTTTATGCCAAGAATGATTGTCCGCACTGGCCTTACGTCTTTTGAAGTAAGGGTATTTTCGTTTAGTACGCGCTCAGACAATAAGGAAATATATCAACCTTATTCTAACTTTCATGGCGAAATAACTTTAGACCCATCGGCTGTTACAGGTAATGGCATTACTCTTACTACAAGTGCGGCTTATTGGGATATAACGGGTAGTGCATCTGGTGGGGTATATCCTGACTCAAAGCATGTTGGTGTGCGGGTCAAGTATGGAACTTCTGAAATACAAATTGTTTCTGTAGTAAGTGCTACTGTCGCTAATGCAAATGTAATTGATACTCTTGTTCAGAAACTTACTGTGTTAAATCCGTTTAGAACAATTAACGGCAGCACAACGGTTGAGGTTACAAGCATTGCTCATGGCTATTCGGGCAGTGAGTCTATTACATTTAGCGATGCGTCTGCTACTGGCGGCATTGCTGCAAGTAATTTAAATGGTGCCAGAACAGTAACGGGTATTATTGATGACAACACTTTTACCTTTACTGCTGGTGGCTCTGCAAATGATGATGAAGATGGCGGCGGTTACGTAAAAGTATCAACGCACAACCCAAGTTCAAATTGGAGTGAGCAAGCGTTTTCAGAAAAAAGAGGGTATCCTGCTGCGGTTACTTTTCATGAAAACAGATTAGTGTTTGGTGGCACATTGGCTGAACCTGATAGTCTTTGGTTTAGTAAGTCATCTAGTTTTTTTAACTTTGATGTAGGCGAAGGCTTAGATGATGAATCAATAAATCTTATTGCGGCTACTGGCGATGTTAATTCAATACGTTACTTGGTTTCTGACAGAGACTTGCAAGTGTTTACTGCATCTGCTGAGTTGTATGTTCCTACTTATTTAAATCAAGCAATTACGCCTACTAACGCGCAGATAAGAAAGCAAACGCCATTTGGGTGTGATTATGTTCAACCTACGCCGCTTGATGGCGCAACAGTTTTTGCTCAATTAGGCAGTAAGGTAATTAGAGAGTATTTATATACTGACTCTGAGGATGCTTATACTTCGACTGCTGTATCTACTATTGCGTCACACTTAATAAATGACTTTAAGGATATTTGCGTTGTAAATGGTGCGTTTGAGGAAGCGGAGTCTTACTGTGTCTATGTTTCTACGAATGGTGAATGTTCTGTGTTTGGGTCTAATCGCGCCGAAAAAAGGGCGGGATGGACAAGATTCACAACGCAAGGTTCTTTTGAATCTGTGGTTTCTATTGATGATCGGATGTTTGCTAGTGTTTGGTTTGATGATACTAATTTACGTTTGTGCGAGTTTATTACTACTCACCACTTAGATAACAGTAAGGTTTATACTGTAAGCAATAAGTCTGCTAGTGTAACTGGTGATTTAGCAAATGGTGTAGTTGTTCACGTTGTAGGCACAACATCTAGCGGCAGAGAAGATTACCTTGGCACTCACACAGTTGCCAACAATGCTGTTAGTTTAACTGCTTATAACGAAACTTACGCTACTGCCGAGATTGGCTATAAGTTTACTGTAAATGTAACAACCAATCCTATAGATGCTCAAGTTCAAACTGGCCCTGTTACTGGTGAGCCAAGGGGTATTGCTACTGTGGTTGTTGATTTGTTAGAAACACGTTCTGCTTCTTTAAATGCTATACCATTAATAACTGATAGTGCTGTGTCTGGCAAAAAAGAGTTTAGGCTTCTTGGTTATAGCCGTGACCCTCAAGTTGTTATTACTCAAAACGAACCCCTGCCTTTTCAAGTTAATGGCCTAACTGCGGAGTTAATTATCTAATGAGTTTGTTTTCTTTTTTAGGGCTTGGCTTTAGCGCAATAGCCGCTAATGCACAGAAAGCACAAGGCGAGGCTGCATTAGCTGCATCTAAGCGTCAGGCATATGATCTTGAGACTGAAATGGAAGTCCAAGCAGCTCAAGCCTTGGCTAAAGCTAATGTGCGCCACGACGAATACAAACTATCAATGTCATCAAACATGGCTTTGTTTAGTGCGTTTGGCAATGTAAACAGCGCGTCTTGGAAAGCTGCGGTTGATCGTGAAAAACAAGTGCTTTCTAATGATTTGTATGCAATAGCAACGCAAGGTGAGATTGATATTTACAGAACTAAATCAGAACGCAGAATTGCTCTTGAAGAAGGTTATGCAAGAAAGACCGCTGCAAATATTGGGGCGTTTACTACTATGGCTACGGGCATAATGAATTTTGCCGACACGTACTCTAAGGCAGGAAAAGGAACAGGGTAAATGGCAACTAAATTTGTTCGCAGTCAAAGACGTTTTAGCGTTGGGCCAATAGGCGTAGCTAGGCAGAGTAGAGCGGCTGACATTACTGCTGAGGCTATTGTAAATGGCGCAAATCAGTTCAGTGGCATTATGTTTGATCGCGCTGCATCGCTTGCTGAAAAACGCGGAGTTGAGTCGGCGCAACAAGTAAGCCAAGAGGATTTATATAAAGTTGGGCCAGATGGTAAGCGTGATCCCAAAGCGCACCTTGACGGAACAAGTGTGTTTTCTTTGGGCGGCAGATTGCAAAGAGAGGCTTATAGCAAAATAATTGAAAAACGATTTGGTGATTCTATAGATACAGATTTGCGTGAGCAATCAGGTCGTATTGCTGCAATGGTTGACGGTGCGCCTAATTCCACTGAACAGTATGAACAGTTATTTTCTAATTATGTTAAAGAAGTTGCTGGTCAGGTTCCTGATAGGTATTTAGGTTTAGCTACTGATACTGGTTCTTTTATTTTAGCAAACACTAAAACGCAATTATTTGCCGCGCAAGAAACACGCAGACGGGCAGCTATAAAAGCTGAGGCAGCAAAAAGAATAGCGGAAGCTAATCAACATGCTCAAACTTTAGGGCGTCTTTCAACTTCTGACACCCCTATACACACAGCAAATGGCGAAGGTCTTATAAACGATGTATCGGTTGAAGCCTCGCTATCTGTTGCTGCTGCTGCTGAAAGTGAGGATGTAGCTGGAACGGCATCAAAAGCTGTAGCTGCGTCTGCTTTTGCTACAAGAGGCGCGCAAATTTCTTATTTCTCTGGCCAACTAGAAGGCTTGATTGGAAGGCAGGATGAAAGTGCTGAAGGTACATTGCAATTAGCGTTAATAAAGGAAATATTAATTAACCCTAACTCAAATAACATTCCATTATTAAATGAAAATAATAGTGCTGATTTAATGGCGATTATGAGCCACGTAGGGGAGATTACACCCTCTGAGCGTGAAAAAGTTTTGCGTGAAATAACACCAGAAATTCGTGCTAGAGCAGGAGTTATTGAATCTGTTGTCCGCGAAAACAAACAAGCAACTGATGATTATATTAAAAGACGAAAGCGTGCTACTTTAGGAACTTTGCAAGAACTTACTGATCAAGTGCAAAGTAATGCTATTGGTTCTGAAATTGCTGGCGGCGGTATTAACGATGCAATAGAGAATTTAATTAATAGCAAACAAAGGTTAGATACATTAGCTGGTGCTGTAGAAGATCCTGAAAGTGGAATTGGTTTTGATCAAGCCAACCAATTTAGAAAGTTATACCAAGACCAATTAAATCAAGCGCGAGTTGCTTTAGAGCAAAAATTACTTGGTACTCTTACTTTAACAGGCACTCCCGAACTTGATGATGCAGCTATAGAAAATATGCGGTCATTATTAATTGCTCCTAATGATGAAACCTACAGACAGTTAGGTTTAAACGGTCATAGCTTACTTAAAGCAAAAGAAATTTTCAGTCTTGGCAGTGGCTTAAATATAAGTGCTATATTAAAAGATCGTCAAAGCGTAGTTGATGCTCGAAAAGCTGCAATTAAAACAGCGCAAGATGCTTTTATTAAGTTAAATGGTGATAGTTTAGAAAACCAATTAAGAAACGCTGTTGGGACTCGCTTGCTTGATGGCGAACATGAAGCTGGTATTGCGGTTCAAGTCATTGAAAACAGTAGGTTGTTAAAAACGAATATTGTTGATTCGTTGGCAAAGCAAGGAATTACTCCTGAAACACATCCTGATTATTTTGCCAAGCTAAACACAGCGCAAGGAATTGCTAGTTTAATAACTCAAATGGGAGTTTTAACGCAGGGCAATCGAGAATTTACTGAACAAGAAATGGTTGATGTAAAGTCAGCCTTACAAACTGGCAAAGTTACAGGTGAGTTATCAGGAAGATTTGCTAGAGAAGGTGGGCCAGAAATCTTAATAGATTTAATTACTCGCGCTAGAGAATTGCCTAAAGATAAAGTCAGTACAGCAATAACTGCTTTTGAATTTCAAGCTACTGAATATGCTAAAGAGCGAAAAAAAATAAGGGACGAGTTGGGAGTAAAGGCTTCTGCGGTTTTTGAACAAGTTGAGATTCTAGGTCATCATTTAATTACTAATGCTAATCCCGATGACTTAGAAAGAATCAGAAATGAACTAATTAATTTAGTTCGTAGTCCTGAGTACGCTTCGTTTAAAAGCATTTTACCAAAAGGCATGGAAGCAGAGGCGCAAGGTGGCCCTGAGTTTTTAGAGTATGAACAGCGCAAAAAAGTAATTGAAGGAATCCTTGGAAAGAGCGTTTTTAATTTACCTAAAGAGGAAGCTAAAGAGTTTATTAAAGCAATTAATTACGAAGTTGCAATGCGCCGAATGAATGATTTGTCACGTAAGGTTGATAGCAAAGACAGTATGGAGTCTATATCTTCTGTTATTTTAAGCGGTCAGCTATCTGATTTAGATGGCCCTAATGCTGTAGCTGTTGCTGCTGAACTTCGAGCTATTTTTAATTTATCTAAGAACGGCAGCACTGAAGAAGGCAGAAACAGTTTAGAAGAAAAATGGAGAGAATTTGCACTTGCTGAAATTGCTGTAAAAGATAATGAGAAAGAGGCATTGGAGGCGTTAAGGTTACAAAACTCTTTTCTTAATCCTGACATTCCACTCTATGGCAATCTTGACAAGGCTCAATCTGCATATGAATCGTTTTTAGTTGAAATGAATAACGGGTATCAGCTACCTGTTGATGCTTTTACTGATATAAATAAATACTTGCTTGCAGAGCCAGATTCAGACGAAGCTAGAGTAGGTCAAATTATTGGAACTATTATTGCAAACAAGCATAAGATTGTACCAAAAGCATTAACTCGGCACTTAAAGAAACTTGCTGCAACTTTGCCAAGTAATGAAGCAAATATAGATGGTGCCGTTGTTCTTTGGAGAAATCTAAGTAGTTTTTCCTCAGTGCGCGGAGAAAAGAGAGCGCCAGAATTAGGGCTTGATCCGTCTGAAATAGCTATGCTGGACACCTTAGTTAAGTTTAGAGATCAGTACGGCACATCTGCAATTGAAGCTGCAAGGATTGCTGAAGTTGACCAATTAAGAACTGAAGGTACTGGCATTGCAAATGAGTTGCATCGGTATGCTGGTATAGAGGATGGCAATTTTGAGACATGGCTTTCTAAGCGACTAAAACAAGTTAGCATTTCTTTGTTTCAACCAACTGGTGACAATCAGGTTTTTGCTAATGATCTAAGAGATTACGCTTATGGAATTTTAGCTGCTAAACGTAGATTGGGCGAAACTTACAGTGAGACTGACTTTGAAGAAAGTATGAAAACTTTTTACGATAACTCTTACTCAATAAGTAATGTTGGTATTAACTCTAATTTTCCAAACAACCCTGCTATGTTAAATAGTCCCGAAGATGCGTTAGGCTTTAATCTTCAAGCTGTTAATGTTTTTGTCGCTGAAAAAATACAAAGTAGTAATCCTCAAAATTCTAACATAGTTAATGCTACCAATATTATTCCATTAATGCCGGTAAAAGCAAGTCAGGATACTTTAGTCGCAGATGCAACGTCACTTTTAGGTGGCTCAAGTGCTACATATAATAAGTTAAGTGATATTTCTTATGATGAAGATTACGTTCAAACAATAGATCATAGAGATTTTCACAGTGGAAAACGTGATGGTGTAAGATTGGATTTAGCTGCGGCCCCTAAGTCTAGCAAAGAGAACCCTGTTTTTTGGGTGTATCAAACCGCTAAGAATGGAGAGCCTGAGTTAGTTATGATTAATGGAAAGCCTCTAAGCATTGATATGGGCAATCCAGAAACGATGAGATACATCCAAACTTACAATGACAATCGCAAGAAAATTCAAATGAGAGAGGATTTAAACCAAGAGTACATTGATGGCTATGGTGAATTAGATACTGCTATCGAAACAGCAAATCTGTTAGAACAACAGCGAAAAACAACAGTTAGGCAAGTAGTGCCTACTGATTGGAAAAATGCACCTAAAACAGATCAGCTTATTAATTTAACAATTAAATCTTTGCGTCAAGGCAATGGTTATTTAAATTCATCTAGCGAAGAAGTTTTAGCAATTTTACCATCAAGCGATCATACTAATACAGCTAGAGATAGCTGGTTAAGCGGGGCGGAAGAAGTTGTTAGAGATCGCATGAGAGGTATGGCTACTGTTTTTGAGGACAAAATAACTACTGCGGCTATAAATGGTACTTTGAATTTAGGCTCTAGTGAGTTTCAAGCTGATCTTGCTAACGCTTATTATATTACTGACAAAGAAGAATTTGTTGCAAGGGTTCAAGACCGCATTGATGCAAGGGCTGAGGCTAAAGCTACAATTCAAATGCTAGTTGATAACCAATTTTCAAATAATGA